CCGAAACAGACGACGGGATCGGCGGGGTAGTGACAGAACTTGTGCCGGTATTCCCCGCATGGGCCGCTATCTGGCCGGTACGGTCTAAAGAGTTCAGGGAGAACCTACGAACAAAAATGAACACAACACATAATATACGAATGTATTACCGTCCGGGAGTAACTCCGGATATGCAGGTGCGTTATAAGGGCCGCCTCTTTGAGATCAAGGGGATTATTAACCCTGACGAAGATAACCGCTTTCTTGATTTGGTGTGCAATGAAACTTGAATGGCTGGGCGAGCAGCTCGCCACACGGGTTGATAACAAGTGCAGGATCGCAGTCGAAGAGGGGGCGAAACAAGTCTTAGCAGATGCGAAACGGGGCTGCCCGGAAAAGACCGGTGAGCTTGAAGCGACTGGGGAAATAGTGTCGTTTAAACGTAAGTATGCGGTCGGGTCGTACGTTAAGTTCGGGAGCAAGGAAGCTTATTACGCTCCGTTCGTTGAGCTTGGAACACCTGGGACTACGTTCCAAACTAAAGGTATGAAAGATAAAGAGCGTAAGCCGGTTGATGCCAAACCGTTCATGCGTCCTGCTTTAAGAAAGAATAAGGCCCGGATAAGAAAGGGGTTCGATGATAACAGTATATAAGATGATACACGAACACTTAAAAGGAGCCGATTTTTACGAGCAGCTTGACGGCCGTCTGTATTTCGGTGAAGCGAAACAAAACGGCGGGAGTCCGTACGCGGTTTTGTTTGGTGTGTCTATAGATATCGAGGATACATTCGAAGAGGACATTAAGGAGCTTGTTTTTCAGGTAAATATCTACTCGGACAGTACCTCCGCGCTTGAGGTGTTAAGCCTCGCACGGTCAGGTCTGGATGCACTTGACGGAGCGGTGCTTTACGTACCGGGGTACAGGAAAGCGGGAGTGACTAATTCGTTTCAGTCGCCGCCGCTTAAAGGGGACGGTTTTTGGACCGTTTCTCTTGAGTTTACAACCATATTACAGAAAGGGTAACACGTATGCCATACAAAGAGAATACCCCTGATTTTCAGCAGGGGACGTTTGCGAAAGCAGCCATCGGAACAACACGTATCCGTGGCCTTAACTCTCTTACAATCCCCGGGATTTCAAGGGGAACACAAAAGATCGAGGAGTTCGGCCGTGAAATGGATTATGAAATTACAACAAACGCCACCTGGGGTAAGGGTAACATCTCCGGGAACTATGTAAGGGACGACGAAACCGGCCAGAGGGTTTTAAGACGTAAACTCTTTGCTAACGAAAAGATCCCGGATTTAAGACTCTATGAAAACGAGGAGGATTTCTGGGCGCCGGACAGAGCAACCGACCCGGCCAGTGCGTACCGTGTCGAGAACGTTAACGATATGGAGATCAAAAAGTCAGGGATCGTTCCATTCTCTGCGGATCTTAGGATTCACGGCACTCAGGCGACGTTTCTTGCGCATCTCAGCGGGACGGGTCTTAAGTTCGTTCCGGGTGCGCCGGATAAGATTACTGACAGCACGTCACGCTTTCTTACCGCAGGTTTCGAGGTCGGGATGTCGGTTCTTATCGATAATTCCACCGGTAACGATGATGTGGTTACAGCTAAAATAACTGAGGTTACCGCAAAGGAGATTACCTTGTCATGCTCAGAGGAGCTTACCTCCGAAGCTGGCGACGTGGACACCGTCATTCACGGGGGTAGAATATAATGAAACTGAGAGCAATGACCGAGGCGTGGTTTTCCATGCCGGACGATCCGGACGGAACAGAGTTTAAGATAAAGCATTTAAGATCCGGGGAGATCGCCGAGATTACCAGCCAGGTCTTTAAACACAAAATAGAGCTTAACGGGGAGAATAACACCCCGGTTATTGAGCATGACTCACTTAAAGAGCGAGAACTCGTTTTCGTCTATGCGGTCACCGACTGGAAAGAAGTTTATGCTTCAGATGGAGGGGCCCTTGAATGCACGGAGGAGAACAAGCTGAGGTTATGCAGGGAACTTGACGAGGATAACTTCGCGGAACTCATGTCCTTTATAGGCAGGTCCCGTAAGATCCTTGCCGATCAGGTACGGGGAAAAGACGAGGCGGACACAAAAAACTAATCAGCTGGGCAGCCTGGTTAGCGGAACCCCAGGACTGCCCAGCTTGCCGCAGAACTTACGCCGAGTTTGGGAAGGAGCCGCCGTGCGGTACATGCAGACCGCAGGAACTCAGGCCGGTAGTCAACGACTGCATAACGATATACCGCATGTGTAACGGCCCGCTAACCGTGTCCCCGGTAGAAATCCTGCACGAACTGGGGATAGATGATTGTGGATATTACTTACCGAAACTTCAATTACTTGCATCAGAAATAGAACGGATACAGCATGAAACTTGGAACAGCAGACGTACTGATAAGAGCGAAAACCAAAGGGTTTAAGAAGAGTATCGACCAGGCCGAGACGCGGGTTAAGAGCTTTGGGCAGAATGCGGTCAGTTCGGTTGCTTCTGTTACCGGCGCGGTGTCTCTTATGGCCGCCGCGTTTTCAACCGTTTCGGTAGGTATGGACTTCAAAAGCCAGATGGCTTCGGTACGGGGCGTGACCAGGGCCACAGACGAGGAGTTCGCCAAGCTTGAGGCCGCCGCCCGCAAGATGGGCGAGACTACGGCATGGACGGCTAAAGAGTCCGCGGAGGCCCTCGAGTATATGGGGCTGGCCGGCTGGAATGTAGAGAAGTCTATAGCAGGACTGCCCAACATGCTCGATGCGGCCACAGCAGCCGGAACGCAACTCGGACAAACCTCTGATATCCTGACTGACTCACTTACAGCGATGGGTATGGAAATAGAAGACATGGGGCGTCTTACCGATGTTATGGTCGGTACGACTACCAGGGCCAACACCGATTTCCTTCAGATGGGGGAGGCGCTCCGGGAAGCCGCTCCGTACGCCGCGTCTTATGGGTACGAGATCGAACAGGCTGCGGCCATGATCGGTATCCTTGCTGATAACGGTATCAAAGGCGGTCATGCGGGTACTGTTCTTAAGAATTCCATGATTAACAACTCCCGTGCGGCCAAACAGCTCGGAACGGACAGTAGCGACCTTATAGCCACACTTAAAGCGGCGGGGGCGGCGCAATGGGAGACTAATGATTACGTTGCGGCCTACGGTAAGATTGCGGGCGGGGCTATTCTTAAACTGTCTAAGCAGATAGGCGAGTACGAGAAGCTTGAGCGTGCGTTGCATGGCGTCAGCGGTGAAACTAAGAAGCTGGCCGACGTTAAGCTCGATACTCTTAAGGGTGATGTGGATATTCTCAGGAGTACCTTAGAGGGCGTTAAGCTCGCCGCTTACGATGCGCTTGAGGATGGCTTACGCAAGAACGTTCAATCTTTTACCGGGTACATAAAGGACAATAAAGACGAGATCGTTGGGTTCGCGGAGAGCTTACAGACCGCCGCGGTCAGTCTCGGTAAGATCGGAAAGTTTGCAGGCGGTGTGTTTACCGAGGTGATAGACGGCTTTAACTCCCTTCCTGATTCGCTTAAAGAGTTTGGTATCGTCGGGGTGCTTATCGGGGGCAAGAAGGGCGTTGCCGCAGTTACCGGGTTCTCTTATGCCATTAAGGATATTAAGAGTGGGGTAAGCAGTCTTTCAAGCAGCCTGAACGGGATGTTTAACCTTGATAAGCCTACCCAGAGTTTTACTGAAATCGAGGAACGGCTACACGAGCTTACAAAGCTTAAAGAGGAGTATAAAGACGCCGGCCTTATCGAATACATAATGCGAGGCGGCCAGTTATGGGAAAAGCGTTTAGACGCAGACATCCAACGGGCCGAAATAAAACTGGCTAAGTTAAGAGCGGCCGGGATGGAACCGGTTAAAACGACTCTTAAACTACCCCCGAGGCCGGTGGTTAAGCCTGTAGCCGATAAAGCCAAAACTAAACCAACAGTCGATAAGGTTAAACCCAAAGCTAAACCAACAGTCGATAAACCTGACCTGAAACCTCAGATTGACGCATTTACCGAACTGTACGAGAAAACAGGTATAATGACAGCTGGGTATTATCGTATAGCGGTCAGTGAGGCACAAAAGGAGCGGGACGCGCTTATCCGCCTGACAGGGGAGAAAGAAGCCGCAGTCTCAGGATATTACAAGAAACTGCTGGAATACAACCAGAAAGCCGAGTCTCAGGGTGTTGTGGTGGATATTGAACCCGTTGATCTTAGTTACTTACAAGACGAAGTTAACGCGGTGTATCTTAATCTCGCCGAAACGCAAGGTATATACACACAGAAAACCTACGACCTGGAAGTACAGAAGCTTAAACGCATACGGGCCGAACACGGTAAACTCTGTACGGATAAAACCATCCTTGACGAAGCTTACTACCAGGGGTTAGCAGACTTACAGCAGACTTACAGCAACACCGATAACATCGATTTAGAAAATCTTCCGGAGAAGCATCGGCTCGAACTTATAACCGAAGCTTACAGAGAATACGGGCTGACATCGAAAAAGACTTACAGCGAGCTGATAGCCGCCGCACAGGAAGAAGCCGACCGGTTTGTTAAACTTACCGGGGATAAAGCAGCCGGGCTGGAGATCGTTAACCGAGTCGAAAAAGACCGTTTGGATAGAATGGCGGAACTCGGAATACGGACACAGGAAACATACGATGCTGAGATTAAGAAAGCCCTGGAGTTAAGGGCAGAGATTGAGAAGCTTACCGGTTCAAAAGAGGAAGCCGACAACCTGTTTAATAAGCAGGTCGATGAGGTAAATGAAGACTACACCGGAACCGGGGTAACCATGAGGGCGGGAACCCCCATTGAGGAAGAGGAGGTAAGGGGTGACGGATGGAGAGAGGGTATTACGGATGGTTTCAAGGCTATCAGAAGCCAATCGATCACAACCGCTGAGATAGTTTCCAGTTCTATGGTGAGTGCGTTTGACGGTGTATCCGAGGGGTTTGCCAACTGGGTATCTGGGGCACAGAGTTTCGAGGAGTCGTTTTCCAGCATGGCCACATCCGTTTGTGCTGACATCACCCAGATGATCATAAAACAACAGATGTTAAAATTAATTTCGGGAATGTTTGGCGGCGGCTTGGGGTACAGCGCAGGGGAGGCCGCAACCGGTAATGTTTGGGGTAGGGCTAAAGGCGGGGTGCACTCCGGGCCGGGCATCGCTGCTTACTCTAACAGTATTGTGGACACACCCACTTACTTCCCGTTTGCTCATGGGATTGGGCTTATGGGGGAAGCAGGCCCGGAAGCGATCATGCCGCTTACCCGCACCGCAGACGGTAACCTCGGGGTAAGGTCAGAGGTTACTGAGAACGGCCCATCGGCTATGCAGATTAATATACAAGTACAAAACGAGTCTGATACGGAGTTTAAAGTCGCAGAGCAGCATACCAGCCAGGTAGGCCCGGATAAGTTTATTTGTAATGTGGTCATGAAGGCAATGCAAAAAAATAAGTTTGGAATGCGGGACGTTATAAGGAGCGTTTAATGGAAGAACTAGTAATTATCACACCGTGTACACGGGGGTACTATACTGAAACGGTCTGCCGCGAACAGAGTCGGACAGAATTTGAGTCTGGAGCGGTTCAAAGCCGACCGAGATGGAGCCGACCGAGATACAGGTACACGTTTGGTTGGAAAGCCCTGCCCGATAACGAGTATCTGTACTTACAAGACTTTTTCGGACGGAATTCGGGCTGCGTGTTTCTTATAACAGATCTACACGGAAGAGCGGTTCCGGTCAGGTTTACACAAAGTTCATTACCACAGGGTAAAGTGGTTTCGGATACAAGAAACGAAGGACTTTTCTGGGACACAGGGGCGATCCCAATGGAGGAGAAATGATAAAACTAAGCGAAATAGCGGTGCTTGAAAAGAATAAGCTGGCCTCGGATACTCCGTGGATAACTTTGTTTCGGATAAAGATCCCCGAGGTATCCGAGACCATTCGAATATGTCGGAATAATACAAACGTGCTGCACGCGGGGCGAACTTGGTACGCATTTCCCGTTTCGGTCGGTGAAATAGAAGAGGAAAAAAACGAAACAGCAACGGAGGTCAGCTTACAAGTATACAACCTTTCCGGAGCGCTCGATACCTACATGGAGCAATACAATGGTTTTATAGGTTCGACAGTGGATATAATCCTTGTGTTCATGAAAGACAGTACTACGTACCCGGCGACTACCGTTCGATACACGGTGACCGAAAGTAACGATAAAAACGGGGTTATTAACCTAGTGTTATCTGGGTTTAATCCACATAACACACGGTTCCCACGGACAAATCTTAAGAAAACGGTCTGTAGATACAAGCAATTCAAGGGCCCTCGGTGCGGGTATAGCGGTTCGCAAACAGTTTGTGACCGGTCTTACAACACCTGTTTTAAACTCGATAACGCTGCACGATTTGGTGGATGTTTGACGTTGGGCTCGGGGGGTATCTATGTTTGACACCACGTCGTATCTTAGCACTCCATACGTAAAGGGCGGCAGGGGTCTAACCGATGGCTGCGACTGTTGGGGGCTTGTAAAGATGATATACGCTAGGGAATACGGGATCGTTCTCCCTGAGTATTACGAAACATTTATACATGTCTCCGAGGCGAAAAGCGCGCTCGTATCCCAGGGGGAGTGGATACCCCGTAAAAGTTATGTATCACCGTCAATTTCATTTATGAAACTATACGGCGCGGATATAGATCACGTTGTATTTAACGTGGATGCATACCGCTTTATACATATCACTAAAGAGAAAGGCTTGCCTTTTTTAACAAAAAGATCGGATCCGATTTATAGAACACGGATCGTAAAGGGGTTTTATGAATATAACAGTTAAGTACGAACCAGGGCGAACCGTTGCGGATATACTTGCGGATAATGACATCAAGACCAGTCATAGTGTTGTGGTTAACGGTCGGGTTCTCGATGACCCGTTAAGTTACGCCCCGCTACCCGGAGATCGTCTCGTAATCGCGCATGACCTCGGCGGAGATAACCCCATTGCGGCAATCGCTATGATCGCAGTCGTTGTAACCGCTGCGGTAGTGGCTCCCTGGGCGGTGGGGGCTACGGGTTTAACCGGGATGGCGGCCACCGTCGCAGAGGTAGCACTGTTTTCAACAATGGTTGCAGCGGGTGGGTATATTGTTAACCAAACGTTTGGTGTTATGCCGGACGCTCCGGAAAGCAATATCAAAAACACACCGTCGTACAGTTTTAATTCAGGCAATCCGACTCAAGAAGGGCTGACCGTACCGATTGTATACGGCAGAGTTAAAATCAAACCGCCCTTGGTATCGAGTATAATCGACAGTTCTCAAAACTTCGGAGGGGGAGACTACTGGCTCGAACTTACTTCAGCAATACCTACCAAGTACAACTTATACACAAATAAACGAGCAGTTAACGGGGTCTCACTTCGGTATCTATTGGCGGATCATGAAATCAATGCGATTGAGGATATAACAGTAAATAAGCAGTCTATTAAAAGTTATATCAATGTATACGACATTTACCGTAACTGGTACGCGTCACACGGAGGAAGTTCCCCGGGCGATTATCTTATATCACAGTCAACTCATCGTAAATGCGAGTACTGTTATAGTCTCGGCAACGGGGAGATGAGATACAGTCTTATCCATCCCGACGCGGGCATATACATACCGGGAGATGAAGCTCATCAGCATTTCCACCGTCTTAACTGTTTCGCGCCGTACATTAGACCTTACGCGGAATGGAACTTTCCAGATCGAGAAAAGGAAATGCTCGTAAAGTGCGGTTCAGATCCTAAATTAGACTCCCCGGTTTTTGACAAAAACTTTATTAAACAGGAACTCAGCCAAACCGATATTGGAACTCCGATGGTGGTTGAACCTTTGCAGCAGTCGGGGTATAAAAACACTGGCAAAAAAAGCGTGTATATAAGTTTTAGTTTTCCCCGGGGGCTTCGTAAAATCGGGAAGAAAGGTGAGACTTACGAACTCGAAAGACCTCTTAAAATTAAATTTAAAGTCAGGAAAAAAGGTGGGTCGTGGAGAGAATGGGGGACTGTTTCGATTAACGGAGCTACTGAGAGCTCGGCGGTTCAGTTTATCGGCCCGTTTAACTCTACATATACTCGTGAAGAGTTATGTCAGTTTTTATATACTAACAACCTGGCCGATCCCCAGAAAGGACGATTGGATGTGTTTCCAGACATTACTGAACCGTTTGAAATCGGGGTTCAGTTTGCGGAACGTCCGGATAACAGCCATGGGGGTAGAGACATAACCACAACGTATGTTGATTGTGTTTATTCATACTTTTCCGCGCCGTTACAGATCTTTCCCGGATGCTCTTTTCTTGATCTTCGGCTCGGTGCGTCTGAGGTCGCGTCCGGGCAGACACCTGTTGCAGAGGTCATATTGCGGGGCAAAACAAACAACCCGGCCAGGCAGGTGCTTGATATCTATACAAATGATGAGTACGGTGCGGGACTGTCTGAAAATGAAATTGATATCGATGCGTTTGAGGAGTGGGAGGACTTTTGTACCGACAAAGGGATAACCTCGAATTTTGTAATTGAATCGCAGACAAGTATTGCAGACGCGGTTGCACAAATCTACACGCTCGGCAGGGCGTATCCGCTTAAGGTAGGGGATAAGTACACTGTCAGGTTTGATGATACGACTAGGCCCACACAGTTATTTAACGAGGAGAACATAATAAAGGACAGTTTTTCACTTAGCTATCTTCCGAGCGAGTCAAAGGCCAATATCTTTTGTTTAAAGTACCGGGACGCTCAAAAGAACTTTGAACAAACCCATATGGAATACAGACGGGAGGAAGTAACAAAAGAGAATAGGGTTGAAATAACTCTTAATAACTGCACCGATTATCAGACAGCCAAAAACCATTTGGTCTATATGTCTAACGTTAACGCGTTATGCAGAAAAACGGTCAAATTTGATTCCGCGGTTAACTCTATTAACGCGAGTGTCGGGGACGTTATCCAAATAAAGTACCGAGGGTACTCCTGGGCACATGATTCGTGTCGTATCGCACGGCGTGTTTCTAACGCCGAGTACGAAGTTACTAAGGAAATAGAGTACGACCAGGGGCTGGAGTATATTGCACTTGTTACCGAGGAACCCGCGGGCAGAATCCGGGAGTATCCGATTGTATCGAAAACCGAACCCAGTACCACGCTTACTTTCAAACAAGCGGTTCACCTCCCGACGGATACCACTATAACTATTGGAAGCCGCGGCAGGAAAGGCAAACTCTTTCGGATAATCGCGTTAACACGGAAGGATGATAACACCAGAACAATAACAGGGCTTGAGTACGATGCACGGATGTATGATGGGGATATACCCATTGAACCTCTACCAATTGTTATTGATGACAACTCCCCTAGGTTTCTTGAGGTAACAGAGACCGAACTCGGAGCCGACCGTTCGAGCATTATGGCAAGCTGGAATAGTTATGGCGGCCGAAACGTGCTTAAGATACTAAACGGCGGGGACGCCCTTGTTGATCAACGTGTTCATTCGGATTATTTTATTTATGACCCGCCGGCGAGGGTTAAACCCGGAACGAAACTTGAGTTTATAATCGCGGAAGAAGGTAAGGGGCCGAAATACGAAGATCAGCAAACAGTTTTCAAGTACACAGGCTACCCCAGTTCACTTGATTTGGAAATTGGGATTACTATAATTCCGGTAAATAATACCGGCTTTATGATACAATTCGACCCTAATCTACCGGCTTTTATTAAAAGCGTTAGTGTAATTATAAGATACCAGTCATCTAGCGGTAAACCGTGCTGTATTGAGTCGCGTCACATTGTAGCCGAAAAGATACATTGCTATCTTAATGAACAGTTAAGAGGAACAGTGTATGATTTTTATATATCGGGCATGACCGACCACGACAAACATTCTTATAGTATTGGCCAGGTCTCTTACGAGGCCGGCGGGTCGTCGGGTACTTCTGATCGATACGATATAAATAATGTTACCGCGGAATGGATCGAGGGCGACGTTTATGTTGATTGGGATAGTATTGAAAATTCCCTTAATGACGGGGAACTCAATTCACTTAAATATATGGTCACAGTAAGCACGCTCAGCGGGAGGGTACTCCGAGAGGTAAGTCTATACAAAAACCGCTATATCTACCGTCTTAGCGACAACCGTAACGACAGTTACACGCCAAACGCAGAGCTCCGGTTCGAAATTATGGCGATCAATACCTCTACCGGTCTGAAGAGCGAAAAAAATGGTTTCGTGCAAACCGTGGCTCCGGTTCTTTCTCCGACGACGGTTGACTTTGAATACCTGACTAACGCGCTTAAAATCCATATCGCACCGGTGGACAGTATATACTATTCGCATTACCTGTGCAGCCACCAGGCAAATGTCATCAACGAAACGCCCGAACCGTGGACAGCGCTGTATGAAATGACACGGGAGTATGTTCACACATTCAGCCTGACAATGGACGAGATAGAGAACGGCTACAAAGCGATATACATCCGCGTTAAGGTTGTGGATATATTTCTCAGGGAAACCGGATACGTGGAAATCGGGGATACAGTTGCCGTATTAAGCGCCGATATGATGGATATTAAGGACTTTGCTCTTAACGCTTCTAAAATGTTCGTTAAGATACCTGTATTGGAAGCTGACAATTGGTTTGCTAATACACCGGGGCCCGGTCGTATCTCCTGGAATGAGCACCGACTGTTTTATTTCGGAAAGCAATTCAATATATCAGCCGGGAACACTGATAAACGGTACGTATATTTCAAGTGTCCGGACGAGGTTGACTTCGAGAACCGGGAGCTGGTTGAATTTGACTGTGCTTATGAAAGCGTTGAAGAACATCCCGGAGATAGCGAGACACTTGGGGATAATGATTTTATCATAGCCACAAATACAGACGGCTCGTATGATCTTGCTTGGAACGCTATCGCAAACCAGATTATTGGTTCGGCTAACATTATGCACGCGGCTATTAAGAACGCTCATATTGATGAGCTTTCAGCGGATAAGATTACTTCCGGGAAAGTTGATGACGACCGGCTTAACGATGGGATAATCGATGCTGGAAGGCTGTCAACGAACTATATTGATTCTAATTTCGATTACGGGGGGCAGTTCTGGAGTAATCAAACCTTCGGTCGCTCTATCCCGACACTCGGGCCGGGCATGGCGACAACGGTAGCTGAGGGCGTTTTTGGGGCCAACTGTCTCCGGTTTTCTAAACGCGTTCCCTACTGTTCACGGGGCGTGCTGCCCGTTAAGCCCGACTCCGAATTTATCTTCGAGGTGCGTTTCCGGATGCATAGCAGCACCGTTCAAGGTGTTGATGGTGATAAAGATCGATTTATAGCTGGAGTGATCTGCCTCGATAAAGACTTTACTCAAATCGCTAAGACCGGAATTATTTTCAGACCGCATAGTATTAACGATGGTTGGATAACAATTAAAGAAGAGTTCGCGAGTCTTCCGGCTAATACTAAGTACATTAGACCATTCTTTCAGTCTCATGAAGACACACGACCCGGAGTTAAATACTCGGATGTTGACCTTGTCAGATGCAGGGATAAAGCCGACGGAAACAGTGCTATAGTTGATGAACTTAGAGAGCAATTGGAGGCCCGGTTTAACGCGATACAGCAACAGGTGGACAAAAGTATAAGCACATGGTTTCTTCCCTGTGAACCTACCTTGTACAACGAACCCGCTAGTACTTGGGGGGACAATGAAGAAAAAAACCGGCATCTTGGAGATCTGTATTACAACACTAACACAGGCTATGCATACCGTTTTCAGTACGCGGCGAATGTATACAAATGGAACAGAATTACTGATACTGATGTGGTTACCGCACTTGAGAAAGCTAACCAGGCTAAAGATGTAGCGGACACTAAGGTAAGAGCGTTTGTAGCCCAACCGGGTACTCCTTACGAAGTGGGCGACATGTGGCTTGAGGGCACAAACGGTACGATTAAGCGGTGCAAACGAACCAGACTTACCGGGTCTTTTGCGGCCTCAGATTGGGAACGCGCGAGCGGTGATGCTTATTGGTCTAACATGGTTAATGATAACGGCAGAATGCCGGCGGATTACGCGGACAATACCCAACGTGTTATTAACCTCGGCGCGGATATATCTAACGCTAAAGCCAACGGGCATACCCTTATTCAGGGCGGGTATATAAATGCGGATATAATTAAGATAGACGAGTCCCTTATCGTCGGGCATCTTCCCAGTAATTTGGAGACAACCGAGGGTGCACAAGAGAAAGCTAACGCTGCTTTAAGCAATGCCATTACTTATACCAAAGGTTGGTCTAAGCAAGGGGCTGATAAAACTCAGACCGCCCTGAACAATGGTGCAAGTATAGCCAATGCTAAAGTTAACGGTTACACTCTAATCCAAGGCGGGTATATAAGATCAGATTTTTTAAGTGCGTCCCGCATTCGCACTGGGGTCCTTACGAGCCACGATGGAAAGCTTAGCATTAATCTTTCAGACACGACAAAGGGGATTACATTAAATGGTAGCGCGATCCGGATTAACAATGGTAATGCCAACGTATTAACAATCACACCTTCTGTTAGCACGTTTGAAGGCGTGACGTATCACCAAGCTAATTTCAACCCGGTAAATCCGCCCGCAGGTGTTTACAATTCGGTATGTTTCGGGAATATTCAATCATTCGATGTGTATGCGGACGACATTTGCCTGTGTGTATGTAAAGGTGGCAGGTGTTCCCGCTTTACGTTTACCCATTCAGGTATATATAAAGACGGAAGACTCATTGCTGAATAAAAACGAAATAAAAATTACATTATTAAATGTAGGGGTAAAACGGACTGAAATAACCGATACCGATAAAATACCGTGGCCAAAAGAGCCAAATAAGGAGGCAAAATGAACGAAATAACAGTAGAACTCGTCTATAGACTTTTAGGACAAAAAGAAATAGAAAAAGCTCTTTTACAAGAGCAACTTGAGAAAAAAATACAGCAGCTTGAAAAGGAAATTTTAGAACTCCGAAATAAAAATCAGGCGGCATAGAGGAAAATTAATTTTCTCAGATTACGTGCCAAATTAAAATAGCCGCCTTAAAGACGGCTATTTTTTTTAATACTAATTAATAGTTTTTTCAGTTGCCAATTTTTTCCCTGCAATAACCAAATATGCAGAGCGGTCAACTCCCATTTTACTTGCTGCCGTATCGATAAGAACTAAGTCTTGTTCAGCAAGGCTAATATTTACCCTTGTTCTTTTTTGAAATTGTAAGATAGTCACGAGTGTAACTCCAAAAAAATCAGGATCATTTTCATATTTTTTTGCTATAGTCGCATAGCTTGAGGCCTCTGGGATTCTTTCATTATCCTCTGCCATACCTTCAAGATGAAGGCTTAATGCCTCCTTTGCCATTACCTCAAGTTCTTCAAGATTTTCTCCAGCTGTAATGCAACCGGGGAGATCTGGAAAAGATAAACCATAATCCGATTCTTTTGTTTTATGTATTACTCCATAAAAGCTTGCCATATATAATTCCTTTCAGGAAAACCCCTTTTGGGGGCTTCCTTTATTTTAATTTTATTCCGGCTTGTTTTTCGATGCTCTTTACCGTCCCCGGTGGAACATCTTTCTTGGGGTGGGGGACAGTCACCCGGCCAGATTTTTTCGGGTGTTTAAACTGCCAGTGGCTCCCTGCTACATTTACCTTTTCCCATCCCTCCTTTGTCAATTGTTTGATAATGTTTTTGCTGTTCATGTGTGTATAATCACACATAGAAATTTAATAGTCAAAGGGTTTGTGCAAAAATGTGTATAGAATTGGCAAAAAATTTATTTATTTTTTGGGGTTAGAGTTGTTTTAATTATTAAAATAAAAGTGGCACCAAAAGTGGCACCGAAGTTATAGATAAAGTACAAAAAAAAACTCCGAGATTATTATCTCAGAGCTTGATCGCCTTAGTTCTGGCGGAGAGAGAGGGATTCGAACCCTCGAAGGAGCTTTACACCCCTTACTCGCTTAGCAGGCGAGTCGATGTTTTCTTTTTGTTTGCTCTTTACGCTCAATGTCTTTATTTACAAGGGGTTTGTTTGCCTTTATTTGCTTTTGTTTGCCTGTATTTTCTTTTTGGTGCCATTTTTTCTCAAAAAGTGGCACCAAAAGTGGCACCGAAATATTTTATAAATTATTTTATAATCTTTTTGGGGATGAAATTTTCTTTTAGCGTGACTTCTCTTCCTTGAGACTCTAAAACCTCAGCAGTCCGACTTTTTTGTTTTATCAATCCTTTTAAATATGTATCCGTGGTGGTAGCTCTTTTATGTCGGAGCTGAGTCTGTATTTCCATTAAAGAAAGTCCTGATTCTGATAATAGTCTTGCTCCATGGTGTCTAATAGCGTGAAAACCAAATTTTTTGACTCCTGCTTTTTTACATAATTTAGGCATAACATTGTCCCATTTGTTTTTAGAAAAAGGTTCCCCTTCTTCATTGCAGAATACAAATGGGGACTCTTTCATTCTATTTCTATATTTCTTAAGTAGCAGGTTATGCAAAACATCCGGCATATCAACAACGTCAACAGACAATCCGCCTCCCTTACGCTTCTTTGTCCAAAGCTGAATTGTTTTACGCTGAAAATTTATATCTCTTTCCCATGTGAGCCGACGGACCTCTATAGCTCTTGCAAGAGTGTAATAAATAACCGAAAGAAAAATATAGTCATCGCCTTCTGCAACAAGGAAGATTTTTTTTACATCTTCAGGAGGAGGGACATATTTTATAAAATCTTCTTCAGCGTATTGTGTTATATTTTTAGCGGGATTGATTGGTTTTGAAATAAAATAATCTTCAGTAGCGAACCAGTTAAATAAAGTTTTCATTTCTCTTAAATCTCGATTGGCTGCCTTACCGCCTTTTTCTGAGAATCTAAGATCTAAAAAACTTTCTATATATTGTTTCGGGAAATGATCAACCGGCAAAGCTGCTGTCTGTTTTTTGCCGATTGTTTGTACGAGGTGATTTATCAGGGAAGTTATAAGTCTTTTTTTGTCTCTATATGTGTTTTTACCAAATCTTTTTTGAGCATAACTCAGATATTTAGTCGAGCAATGCATAAATTCCATGGGGGTCTTTTGAGCCGGAGCTCTTAAACGGAGTTTTTCCTCCACTTCCCATTTGATAGCTTCCGTTTTGGTCCTGAATCCCTTTTTGACACTTTGAGGGAATCCTGCCAGACGGACTCTTCCTGTGTAAGTTTTTGTTTTCTTGTCCTGGTAAGCCATGACTTTTTTCCATATAATATTCTTGCTTTAGGTGGTCTATGACATCTTCATAATCAAAACGCATGCTTTTAAGTGTACTGGCTCCAGTTAATGAAAAACAAGGGAAATTTTTCCAGGACCTATAAAAAGTAGACTTGGACATTCCAAGTTTTTCCCTGAGTTCTTCTCCTGTTAATATATCACTCATTTACGACACCTTTTTCGAAAAATATCTGATGCATATTCACCTGGCTTGATAATAGTCCCCTGGCGAATTCCAAGGGGACGAGTTGGTAAGTTCAGTTTTTTACAAAAAAATTTTTATTTATTCATTTGGATCACCCCTTTCTTTTGCTAACTGGATTGTTTTCATTTTAAAGTCCTTTTATATATTGTCCCTTCCATGATTCTTCTATTAGATCACAAACTTTTGCTCTTGCCACAGATGTTAAGGCTGAAATGCATTTTTCAGGGATTTCATAGTTTTCTTCCTCCAGGTTGACAGAGAAATCATCCCATAAACAGCAAAACGTATAACCATTTTTAAAGAACATATTTCTAAGGCTTAGGCAGTTTTTACAAGTTTTGTATCTATCCCAGTCACCGTTAAGAACACCTTTGAAATACTCATATTCATCACCTTTTTTTATTTCTTCACCGCATTCAGTGCAGATATGAATTTTTCTGGCTTTAACCATTTTTACATCCTGAAAAGAGTAGTATTCATCGGCCGAAGTATTCATATTACATGAACATTCCATGGAGGCCTCCTTTTATATAAGTGTGTGTTGTTTATTTAAATAAAATCTTCTCTTTTGGGGCAGTCTGCACAATCAAATACAATTCTTTCTCCAAACTCCATGGATGAGCGTAAGCATTCGCTCCTGTGTATGCAGTATGGTGCTGTAATTAAATTGAGATATGCTCTTGCTGTATTAACTGTTTTATTTTTCTGTTTTGGAATTATGTATTGTCTATCGTGTGGTATATGGTCTGAGAATTTACCCGGCTTATAGAAAAAGAACTTGTGTAGATATTTATTGGCAACATGACCTGGAATTTTATATTTATTTTGGATGTGGGTTGATATTTCAGGGGCCTTTTTTTTTGACATGGCATAATCGATATATTCTGTCCTGAAAAAATTAAAAACTGCATCTGGGCCAGCTATTTTCTCTAGTTCAGTAATGTCGTTTATAAAGATCTTGTCTATCATGCCGTAACCTTTTTTAGCTCTTGGATTTCTGAAAACTCTTTATTTAATCTTGTAATCTCAGCCTTAAAATCTATTCCGAACTTTTGCCAAAACGTCTTTTTCCCCATGTTGTCCCTCATAGAGTGGTGTTCTCTGCAAAGAGGGAGACAGAGGTAGTCAGAACATTTAACTCCTGTGCCTTTCCCCTCTGTGGTTTCATGGTGTGGGTCTGGGTTGTTAGACCAACAAATAAGGCAAACCTGTTCTCGAATGAATTGCTTATATTCTTCAGATCTTGAGGTTAATAACTTATCCATGATGCTTGTACCCAATTTTTCTTAGATCGTTTACAGGGCAATTAAAGGCTTTTGCCATTAACTCAAATGCCCGGGTAAAAAAATCATGCTCTTTAATTTTTGACAGATTTGAGGCTGAAATAGACCAGGGTGAAATAATAAAACAGTTGTCTCTTTTTATAACTTCTTCAGGGTTATAAAATTTAAGGACTGACCGAACATGGAGATCAACTTTGCCCTGGGTGTTCCAGTATTCATTTCCTGAGGTTTCAGCAATTGCACTACATATTTTCCAGTAAAGAGCTTGGTCTCTTATAATCTGTTGATCCTGCGGAACAGAAATTTGAGCCTTTACTATCTGAAAATCGATAAGGTGATTTAATTGCTCTTTATCTGCATCTGTAGCAGGGAAGAGGCTTTTGTCTCTGTATTGTAATGCTAATTTCACTGACATTTAATCACCTTTATACATGGTACATTTATGAGTTACTTCCCAATCTGATAAAATTACTATCCCTTTTGGGTCTTCAGGTGTTTCAAATTCTGGCACTGTAAAAATATTCTCGGATTTTCGTCTGCCTTCTCGTGGAATTCTTATTACAAAAGAGGCTTCTATTTCTCTTAAATAAGTCTTTAATATATATGTTTTACCTGGTGTCAGTCTTGTCGGCTTCATACCGTTTCCTCAAAAAATTCCATCTGTTTTGCGAGAACTACATTTGTGCAGCTCTCTTTCTCTAAATTGAGGTTTTGGACTTTTACAACCTGATGCTCTAGTTTTTTACATTTAGCTTTTGTCGAAATATCTATTTGTTTTTCGAGGGTTTCATCTTCAATTAAGTCCACCTTAATCTTTTTGCCTTTTCTGTCCATGCATAAGAAAACGCATTCTTTTTTGTCGAATTTTAAAATATTTAATATTGTTCTATTTTTATAGTTTGCTTCCATTTCTTATCACCTAAAATTTTAAGGTTATCGATGGTTACAATTCTCTTATATGGTTTTTGTTAAAGCCTTTATTTCTACCTTTTACATACACAACGCCGCGCCGGCTTACGTGTCTTACTCTTGTTAAAATAGTCTGCTCACACAAAATACCGTCAATCAGGTGGTATCCTTCTACTGCAAGCACTTCCTGATTTCTGTTTATTCTGTTCAGCTCCACATTGCCTCCCATGCTTTTTCTATTTTTCCGGCTTTTTTAAAGTCGCCTTGAATTGCGGCCTCCTGACACTTTTTGAAGTAGCGTTTATAATTTCCAATTTCTATGTAAGCGGCCTTTACCGGAGATATTTTTTTTGTTTTTGAATAGCGTTTCTTTTCTGCTTTTCTTGCAATTTTAAATGCAGTTTCCGGAGAAAGATTTGTTTCGGTAATAAACTTTTTCATAAAGGAGGTTATCCATAGGCCTGTTTCTGCATTCATGCTTTTACCTTCAGTCCGCCAGTTTTCTCCCCATAGATGATGCTCTATGATATTGCATGATCTCTCAAAACCCTGGTCATTTGCATAATTAGATCCCCTGATATAATTGAGAGCTTGGCGGGCATCTGCCTTTCCTGAAAGAATTTTTCCCCTGAGAGTCCGTGTAGGATTTTTTCTTTTTATTTTAGGATCTGGACTGAAACTCATGATTACCTTTCTCTGGCTTTCCAGATACGTAGGATTTCTTTTTGGTTTTCGAAATAAATCAGGCAATCGAAACAAAAATTGAAATTGCCGTCCATCGATGAAAAAATTTTGTTTTTACAAACAGGACAAGTCTGAATCAGTTTTTTTATTTCTTCTGGTTTATGCTTTGGAAAATTCTTTGCCAGCCAGGCAATATTTTCCGTGTTATTTTTATTGTTCATAAATAAAGTTTTCATGCTGACCGCCTTTTAGTTTTGTTTGTATCCTGCTGCTAAGCTTCTAAGCCGCAATCCTTTCTTTTATTTAGAAATCTTATTTCGGATGAACGCCAAAAAGGTTTCATCCAGTTCTCTTTTTGCTTCTGAAAGCAGGTCTCTTACAGTTATTTCATCCAGATCTTTGCGGACTGCTACCTGGTAATCTGTGAATGCAGGCAGATCATCCAGCAGTTCTGCTTCTAATGTGTCTTTGTCTGGAATAGTTACAATTTGGGTCAAGATACAGCCCACAATAGATGCCTGTCTGTGCACCGAAGACCTTGCAATGTCGGTTTTGCCTATTTCCATGAGCTTTTTTAAAAGGACTTCATATTTATCTATGGGGTTTTTCTGAGATGATTCCGTGTAGTCTGGGTCACAGGACCACCGACAGATCTGCCGGGGACTTTTCTTAAAAAGGTCTGTCAATAATGTCTGACCAAGAATAGATTTACACGCATGAAAAAACTGCCATGTTTTTATAATAGGTTTGGTCTGTTTATCTGACATTTTGTCCTCGCTAATTAAGCTTTTTCTTTATAAGTTGCTTGAGTGTGCTAATATGCATAATGGCCTTTGGTTAGAGGACGTCCTTTTTTTGTTGGATCTGGTTTGAGCAGGTATGTTTCAGGCCATATATTTTCAACTGGTTTTCCTATGCATTCTGCAATGTGAGAGCGGATTTCATGGCTTACTGATTTTCCGTTTATTACAAGGTGAACTGCTGTTGGAGTTTTATTTAATTCCCGGGCTATACCTGCGGGGGTAATTTCCCGCTTTTTGAGTTCGTCTTTGATTTTTACCGGGCTCATATTTTTTTCATCTTCCATCATTACCTCTTGTTTTGATGGTTTTTGGGATTTGTTTTTTAAGTTAATTTGTAAAGTTAATAAAATTATAAGGTTAATATTTGCACCAGTCAAGATAAAAAGTGCAAAAAATAATTATAAAAAGTATAAAGACCAAAAAAATTACCCTTGATTCTTTATTTATTAAGATTTGCAGGGAAACTTGGCGGGTTTTTTTGAAGGTTTGAGAGGTTATATATATTTTTTTATAAATATATATATAAAATATTGTTAAAGAAAGCTTATGCTTTATGATTTGAAAAAATAATTGATTTTAAATTGTTTTTTGATAGCGTAATTAGTACTAATTTTAGATTCTATATTAAAAATGTTTTTTATGACTGGTTTCTATATTTGTCTGTTAAGAAGAATAACCGATAAAATTTTTTAAAATATTATTGGGGTAGACGCAAGAGAGGAACATAGCTTTTATGGATGTAAACCTTATTATATTAGTGATTGCACTTGTGGTTTTTGGATGTTTTGTAATTAAAGGTACTAACAAAAAAATACCTAACTTTACTGGAAAACATAACGAAATAGGATTGCAGAGCGTTATATGCCATAGTCGCGACCAAATAGCAGACGTCCCGGAAGGGAGCTGGTATCGCTTGGCCTCATGGGAGCGTAAAGGCTTTTTTGTTATGAAATCATCCTGGTCTGAGGACTGGAAATTTTATGGTAATGATATTCCAGTAAAGGGTCTCAACAGAAATGATAACGTTAGTAGTTTGAGACATGTGTTAGAATCTCCTGATTTTAAAATTGAGCTTGAAAGAGAGCCAGATAACCCAGTTGATCCTAATGCAATAAAAGTTCTGGCTATTGGCACAACAATATCTGGTTCAAAACTAAGAGGGAAAATTGGTTATCTTGACAAAGATATTGCCGCAGGCTTAAAAGGAAATTTCGAAATTGATGCTAGGCCCCAGTCTATTTTACTCCCTAACCTCAAGTATAATTTTATAATTTTAAATCTTACAATATTGACCAAGATCCCAGCTAAAGAAAGATTATCATTAAAACTCAATGATGAAATTCGCCAACTTATAGAAAGTGCAAAAGTTTTAGAAAAAGAGCACGCTGAAAAAGCAATAGAAAAATACAAGGCGGCTATTGAACTAATCAGGCAATTTGATGCTGAATGTGGGGAATACCCTCGCTGGTCACGCTACCCTGTTAATAGGTTATCCCTCTTATTAGAAAAGGGAAAAGATTTAAGAGCAAGCCTTGAGAGTATAGAGGAATATGAGAAATATAAAGACCCAAAGGGACTTACTAAATCTGATGAAGGAATGGTTACAAAAAGAAAGGCACGTTTGGAAAATAAAAGATAATTATGTTGATCGAGTCTATTACTGAAATAAATGAATTTTCTCTTGACTTTTCTATATTAATATAAGTATTTTTATACTGCTAAGATTCTAAGCCTCTTAATAGAGGCATGAAAAATTTTAAAAAAAATAAAAATTTAAATATTGAAAAAGCCTTAACAGAATTTGTGTTTATAAATTCTCTTAAGGCTTTTGTTTTTTATACATGCCTTTATTCACAGTACTTTCCAGCCTTTTATAAACTCATAAGAACCACAAAAACGAACAAATTAAAATGGGAGGAACCCGTTATGGATTTCTATGACTGGATAGAAGAGCTTTATAAAAAAAGTGGTGAAGCTAGATAATCCTTTAATAAATTTATTAGGAGTTTTTATTTATGTCTATTTCATTCATAAAGCTGGACGTGAATATATTAAACGACAGCAAAATAAAGATAGTAAGAAAACTTCCGGAA